ACCGCAACCCGGCCGACGACCCCGTGATTGTCGAGACGTGGCTATGAGCGACGACGACGAGGTGGTTGTGGTTTGCCTGCCGGTGAGCCTGGGCCGTGCCTACTTCACCGATGACCTTTTCGGCACCTGCCATGAGTGCGCCCAGGCGGTGCGGTTTCGCCCCTACATGCCCAGGGACGCTAAAAAAATCTGCCTGCCGTGCTTCGAAGGCGCGATAGCTGCCAAGAAATGAGCTAGAGCCGCCCGCAAATCTTCCCTGCTGGGTGTTTAATTAAACTACACAAGTATTGGCGTAAAACACGCAACGGCGTTGCGTGAGCTATTTTTAAAACCGGCAAATCTGGTCTATGAAGGCGCAATCACCCTTCAATTTTGGGCCATCGAATGCCGGTCCTGTCGCAACCCCGTTATGAGCGCTTCGCCCAAGGCCTCGCCAAGGGCAAGACGAACTCGGAAGCCTACCTGTACGCCGGCTATGCCGCCGGGGCGGGAAAGGACGTGCGTTCGAACGCCTCGACCCTGGCGCGTAAGCCAGAGATCATCAGCCGCGTTGCCGAGCTGCAATCGGGGCAGGCAAAGCGCATTGGCGTGACCGTCGACCATCTCGTTTCCGAGCTTGACGACATGTTGCGGCTTGCAAAGCGGGTGAAGCACCCAGCGGCCGGCGTCGGCGCGATCCTGGCAAAGGGCAAGCTCCTGGGCCTGATTGTCGACAAGGCCGAAGTTGACGCCACGGTGCGCAAGCCGGCCCGTGCGCCGACCGATCAAAAGCAGATGAGCATGGACGAGTGGCAGGCGAAATTTGCGCCGCCCGGCACGGAAACCGTGCAGTGAGCGCCGCCGCCAAACCGCTCCCGCCGCCCAAGCCCGAAACGTTCGCGGTGAACAAGGGGCGCATGGTCGAGATCGGTTTCGTGCCCCAGGCCGGCCCGCAACAGGCCTTTGTCGACTGCCCCGCCGACATCGTGATTTTCGGTGGCGCTCGTGGTGGCGGCAAGACCCACGGGGCGCTCGGCGAGTGGTGGATACATTCCGAGATTTACGGCTCTGGCGCGCGCGGCCTGATGGTCCGCAAGACCCGCGAAGATTTGCGCGATACCATCCAAACGGCCATGCAAATGTTTGGGGCCGCCGCCCAGTGGAAGGAAAAGGGCGGCTACTTCCAAATGGCAAACGGCGGCCGGCTCACTTGCGCCTACCTGGAGAGCGACCAGGACGCCCAAAATTACCAGGGCTGGAGCCTCACCCGCGTTTACGTCGAGGAATTGACCCAGTACGCGACGCCTGGGCCGATCATGAAGCTGTTGGCGACCCTCCGCTCGCCCCATGGTGTGCCGTGCCAGTTTCGGGCGACGTGCAACCCCGGCGGCCCTGGTCACCACTGGGTGAAGGCCTGGGCAATCGATATCGGCGCTTACACGCCCTTCCGCGACCCGGAAAACGGCCTCTTGCGCGTGTTCATCCCGTCGCGGCTGGCGGACAATCCGAAGCTGCTTGAAAACGATCCTGGCTACGTCAACAAGCTTCGCGCCGCCGGCTCTGCCCAGCTCGTGCGGGCATGGCTTGAGGGCGACTGGAATGTGGTCGAGGGCGCTTTCTTCGGCGAGTTTAACAGCCGGAAGCACATAATTCCGCGGTTTGAAATTCCGAGCTGGTGGACCCGCTTCCGGTCGATGGACTGGGGCTCTGCAAAGCCGTTTTCGGTCGGCTGGTGGGCAGTCGTGCAGGACGACACCGAACACGCCGGGCGCATTCTCCCGCGCGGTGCAATCGTGCGTTACCGCGAATGGTACGGGATGGAAAAAAACAAGCCGAATGTCGGCTTGAAGATGCCGGCCGAGATGGTCGGCGCGGGCATCGTTTCACGGGAAACAGACGAGGGCCGCCGCGAAAGCATCGCTTATGGGGTGCTCGACCCGGCCGCGTTTGCGGTGATCTCAGGGCCGTCGATTGGCGAGGTCTTGATGCGCGCCGGTGCCGTGTTCCGCCGCGCCGACAATGCCCGCACGAGCCGCGATAAGCGCATGGGCGGCTGGGACCAGCTTCGCGCCCGCCTCGTCGGCAACGCGGACGGTCAACCGATGATCTATTTTTTCGACACCTGCCGCGATGTCATCCGCACCTTGCCGATGATGCAGCACGATGAAAACAGGCCCGAAGACCTGGACACCGACGCCGAAGATCACGCCGTTGACGATGTCCGCTACGCCTGCCTGTCGAGGCCCTACAGGGCGACCGCCGCCCAGGCCCAGGACCGCAACCCCTACCTGATCGCAAATGCGTTCAAGTTGAACGAGCTACGGTGACGCGATGGCGCAAGATTACGATCTCAACCCGCCTTCCGTGCCGACCGCCAACACCGGCCGCCCTGATCAGCAGCCGGTCGGAAACGAGCCCGACCCGATGACGATTGAGGGCGTCGACAAGAGCTACTGGCTTGACTGCCTGGACGATGCCGAGCGGGCCGAACAGGACTGGCGCAAGCGCTCCCGCGACATCATCCAAATTTACCGGAACGAGACGCGAAACCAGAAAAACACGCGCTGGCACCCAGGCCCGATCACATTCAACATCCTTTATGCGAACACCGAAGTCATGCTGCCGGCGATCTATCAGAAGCCGCCGCAGCCGGTCGTTCGCTCCCGCTTCGTAAAGGTGGCACCGCCGGCCCCTCCGCCGATGATGCCGCCCCTGGGCGGCCCGCCGGGCATTCCTCCCGTTGTTCCTGGCGGGCCGCCTCCAATCGCGCCGCCGGGCATGCCCCCGGCCGCTGCGATGCCGCCCGCGCCGCTGATGGACCCAGCAGGTGCCGGCGGCCCGCCACCCATGCCCGCGCCTGGACTGGGAGCCGGGGTGCCCGGCATGGGTGGCCCCCCTGACGGCGCGCCGATCATGCTCCCGCCTGGGCCGCCCATGGCACCGCCGCCAATGCCGCCGGCACCGGACGGCAAGCCCGCGCAAGCTGACATCGAAACCGCCGCGTCGGTGATCGAAAAGGCGCTGGAAATCGTGGTCGATGATGAGCACTCGCACGAGGCCATCAAGATGGCGATTAAGGACGTGCTCTTGCCCGGCCGTGGCGTCTGCCGTGTGCGGTGGAAGCCGCAAATGAAGACCGTCCCCGTGATGGCCGGCGACGGCGTCACGCCGCTGCCGCACCCGGAAACCGGCGAGCCCCAAACCCAGGAAATCAAGGTTTGGGAGGAAGTGGACGACGAATATGTTTACTGGGAGGATTTTCTTGCCGACCCGGTGCGCGCCGCGTCCGACATCAACTGGATTGCCTTCCGCCATCTGTTCACCCAGCAAGATCTAGAAACCGAGTTTGCCGGCTCGCCGGAATACGAAAAACTCAGGCAGCAGGGCCGCCTTTCCGACCTTTTCAAATGGACCGACGAGAGCGCCGCCAAGTCGCCGCCCGGCGGTGGGCAGTCGATGGTTTCCGCCAACAAGCTGGGCGGCAAAATCAAGAAGGCGATGCTTTGGGAAATTTGGGACCGGACACAGCGCCGCGTCATCTGGCTTTGCCGCGACGCAACCGGCATCGTTTTCCGCGTCGACCCTGACAGCCTCCAGCTCCAGGGCTTCTATCCGATCCCCGCGCCCATGCTTGCGGTGACCACCACCGACACGCGCATTCCGCGCCCGTTCTATGACCTGTACGCGCGCCTCGCCGCCGACCTGGACGAGGTCAGCGCCCGCATTTCGAACCTCACCAAACAGGTCAAGGTGCGCGGTGCCTACAATTCCGCGTCGCGTGACATCGCCGACATTCTCACGGCCGACGATCAAAAGATGATCCCGGTCGAGGGCGTCGACATGATCACCGGCGGCCTGTCGGCGCACATTTGGATGATGCCGGTGGTCGACTTCATGACCGCCCTGGACAAGCTCTATCTCGCCCGTGAGCAGACCAAGCAGGCGATTTATGAAGTCATGGGCATTTCCGACATCATGCGCGGCGCTACCAAGGCCTCAGAGACGGCGACGGCCCAGCGCATCAAGGGCTCAATGGGCGCGTCGCGCCTGGAGGACGCCAAGCAGCAAGCCGGCAATTTCGTGCGCGATCTCTTGCGGCTCAAAGCCGAGATCATTTCGCAGAATTTCGACGCCTCGACCCTGTCGGCGATGACCGGCGAGGACGTGACGCCGGCCGTCATGGAAATCCTACGCTCGGACTTCCAACGCACTTGCTCAATCGACATCGAGGCCGACAGCACGGTTGCCCCCGACGAGCAAGCCGAGCAGCAGGGCATGGCGATGGTGATGCAATCGGTGCAGCTCGTCATGCAGGGCGTGCAAAGCATGCTCATGACGCAAATGCTGCCGCCAAATCAGGTTGTGCAGCTCGGCCTGGAGATGCTGAAAATGGCGCTCCACCCGGTGCGGTTCTCGCGTGGCGTGGTCGAGCTGATCAACGACTTTCAAGAGCAGCTCGCCGCTGCTGCTGCCCAGGCGGCCATGATGCCGCCACCGCCGCCCATGCTGGCACCGCCTGGAGCGCCTCCAGGCGCGCCGCCCGGTGCCCCGCTCGCGCCCCCAGGAGGCCCGCCAGCGGGCGCGCGACCTCCAGGGCCTCCACCGATGCCCCACGGCGCTGGTGGCCTTCCTGTGACCCCGCTACGCCCGCCCCCGATGATGTAGGAGACATGACCCATGGCAAAGAAAGACCCGACGCCGGCCGAGCCGGTCGAGATCGCGGTTGATCCGGTGAGCCCGGCCGTCCAGCCGGAGCCGGCGGCGACAATCGAAGATTTGGGCATCGCCCCGAATGATCCCTATCCGACCGGCTCGCCGCCGGACCCGGAAGCCGATTTTGAAGCCGCGCATGGCTTCCGGCGCGCGAAGGGGGACCAGCCATGACGACAACCGTCATCGTTGCCACGAACGGCAACTATGTTTCGAGCGTCAAGGTCAACGGCGAGGACCGGGGCACTGTCGGCCCCGGCTCAAACGTCCAGCGGTCTTTCGGCATCATGCACGGCAGCGGCCCTACGGTATTCGAAATCTCCGAACGCGAGGCGACGCCGGATGAAATCGAAGCCGCCAAACCCAAGGAAACCTGACCATGGCCCTTTTTGATCTCAACCGGTCAAACGACACGCCGATTTCGACGCTCAAGCTTGCGTCGATCACGCCGAAGGATTGGCCGACCCTGCCGGCGGTGGTGCCGAGCACAACCCCGATTTGGGTACGCACCATTACCTTTTTTGGCGGCGTGATCGGCGATGACGTGAGCGTGTCGACGGCGAACGCGACCAACGACTACACGCCGCGCAACCAGGGCCTAAAGGCCCAGGCGCTCGGCCTCACGCTGGCGGTCGACATCACCAAGTTTCGCGGCTGGATTGGCCCGCGCGACCCCTACAG